TCCAATCTGGCATCAAGAAATAGAAGATATACTTGTTTTAAAAAATAATAAAGGTACAGAGGATAATAGAGTAAGAAAACTAGACTACTCTATACAAGTATCTAAATTATTTTATGAAAGATTTATTAAAGATGAAGATATAACTTTATTTTCTCCACACGAATGTCCTGATTTATATGAAGCATTTGGTATGCCTGAGTTTGATGAAATGTATGAGAAGTATGAAAGAAAAACATCTATCAGTAAAAAGAAAATTAGAGCTCAGACTTTGTTTATGGACCTATTAAAAGAACGAGCAGAGACAGGTCGTATTTACATTATGAATATTGACCATTGTAATACTCATTCATCATTTAAAGATAAAGTTTATATGTCTAATCTATGTCAAGAGATTACATTACCAACAACACCTATAAAACATATAGACGACCCTGATGGTGAGATTGCCTTATGTATTCTATCTGCTATCAATCTAGGTCTAATTAAAGATAAAGAAGATTTAGAAGACTTATGTGATTTATCTGTAAGAGCATTAGAAGAGGTAATTGATTATCAAGAATATCCAGTAGAAGCTGCAAAGAAATCTACACTTTCGAGAAGAAGTTTAGGTATTGGTTACATAGGTCTTGCTCATTTTCTTGCAAAGAATAAAGTTAAGTATGATGACAAAGAAGCATGGAAACTAGTTGATGAAATTACAGAGGCATTTCAATACTATCTATTAAAAGCATCTAATAAACTTGCACAAGAAAGAGGTGCTTGTGAATACTTTGATAAGACTAAATATAGTGATGGTATTCTACCAATAGATTCATATAAGAAAGATGTTGATGATTTAGTCAATAGAAAGTTAAGTTATGATTGGACTACTCTTAGAAAGGATATCAAAGAAAGTGGATTAAGACACTCGACACTATCGGCTCAAATGCCGTCAGAAAGTAGTTCGGTTGTTTCAAATGCCACGAACGGTGTTGAACCGCCTCGTGATTTTCTTTCGATTAAGAAAAGTAAAAAAGGAACACTTAAACAAATAGTTCCTGACTACAACAGATTAAAGAATTTCTACACATTATTATGGGACATGAAAAGTAACGAAGGTTACATTAATAGTATTTCTGTTATGCAGAAATATTTTGACCAGGCAATAAGTGGAAACTGGAGTTACAATCCAGAGAACTACAAAGACGGCGAGGTACCGACTTCAGTAATGGCAAATGATTTACTAACTACATATAAGTTAGGTTGGAAAACTTCATATTATCAAAACACATATGATGCAAAATCAGATGTAGATGAACCTACACATTCAGTTGGTTGGCATGATGACGTAAAAGACAATACTAAACCTAGAGAGGAATTTAAAACAGATGAAGATTACGAAGAATATTGTGAGGCGTGTGCGATATAATGTCTAAAACATTCAATACAAATAAAGTAGATTTTTTAAAACAACCTATGTTCTTTGGCGAAGAACCTAATACACAAAGATATGACCAACAGAAATATCCTATCTTTGAAAAGTTAAATCAACAACAGTTAGGTTTCTTTTGGCGACCAGAAGAAGTGTCTCTACAAAAAGATAGAAACGATTTTCAACAATTATCTGATGAACAGAAACACATCTTTACATCTAATCTAAAGTATCAAACACTACTAGATAGTGTACAAGGCCGAGGCCCATGTCTGGCATTCTTACCGTTTTGTTCTTTACCTGAATTAGAGTCCATGTTAGTTGCATGGGACTTTAGTGAGACAATACATAGTCGTTCTTATACTCACATAATGAAGAATGTTTATTCAGACCCAACAGCAGTATTAGATACTATTATTGAAACACCAGAGATTATGGATAGGGCAAAAACTGTAACCGAAGCATATGATAAGTTTATAACTTATGCACATCAATATCGTTTATTTGGTAAAGGCGACCAGTATGAATTAAAGAAACTTTTATATCTGACCTTAGTTAATGTAAACATACTAGAGGGTATTAGATTTTATGTTTCATTTGCATGTTCGTTTGCATTTGGTGAATTAAAACTTATGGAAGGTTCTGCTAAGGTTATATCTCTAATTGCTAGAGACGAAAACTTACACCTTGCAGTATCACAAAATATCATAAATAACTATCGTAAAAAAGAAGATGATAAAGAAATGCTTAAAATTATGAAAGAATGTGAACAACAAGTTTACGATATGTATGATACAGCTGTTAAACAAGAAAAAGATTGGGCAAAGTATTTGTTCAATAAAGGTTCTATGATTGGTCTAAATGATACACTACTTAATCAGTATGTAGAATATATGGCAAATAAAAGAATGAAAGCAATTGGTCTTAACGCCGTTTATGACCAACCTGCTAATCAAAATCCACTACCTTGGACCCAACATTGGTTGAATAGTAGAGGACTTCAAAACGCACCACAAGAAACTGAGATAGAAAGCTATATCGTTGGTGGTATAAAACAAGATGTTGAAAAAGAGACATTTAAAGGATTTAAACTATGACGAAAAACCCCAACTTAAAAACGGTGTGTGAGAATTGCTCAGCCACATACATAGTAAGACATGATTTACCAGAAGATTATATAGAACAATTTTGCCCATTCTGTGGTCATGAACATGAAGAAGTTGAAGATACAATAACAGATATTGATGACAACTGGGACTAAATGGACATATGATGGTAAAGTAGTTGAAGAACTTCCAGAAGGTTGTGAGGCTTTTGTTTATCTAATAACAAACCTGATTGACCATAAAAAGTATGTGGGTAAGAAGTTAGCAAAATTTAAAACTACAAAGAAACCACTCAAAGGTCGAAAGAATAAAAGAAGAGGCACAAAAGAAAGTGATTGGAAAACCTATTGGGGTTCAAACTCTCACTTAGTTGATGATGTGCTTAGACTAGGTGAAAAACAGTTCACTAGAGAGATACTACACTATTGTTCTACTAGGGGTGTCGCAAGTTACTTAGAAGCACAAGAACAATTTGAGAGAAAAGTCTTAGAAACTGATGAATATTATAACGGTATTATCAATGTTCGTATCGGTGGTTCAAGTATTTTAAGAGAATCACTCAAAAATAAACTGGAATAATTCCAATTAATTTATAAACCCCTGATTTTACTACGTTTTTTAGTCCATTTTTATTGGAATAATGCTTGACATACTTAGTCAATTGACATATAATGTATGTATATTATGAAAAAAGTGAGAGGAAACTACATTATGAAAGACTTTAAAAAAGAAAACTTTGACTACTCAGGTGGTTATTTAACTTACGAGGGTAAATTTGTTGCTCGTTTTAAGTATCGTGGTCCAATAACAATGGCAAAATTCAGAAACTTTTTAATTAAAAACTTTAAAGTTGAAGAATACTTTGAGGCGGCTGAAAAAAGTTCACCACTTCAAGCAATATTTGCTAAAAAAATACCAATATTTAAAAGTTCCTGTTATTCTCCAGACATATTATTTCCGGAGAATGTATAATGAAAAAATTTAAATTACATCAAATTCATCTAACAGATGAAGAACGAGACCTTGTTAATGCAAAAGGTCATGACGCTGTTCCTAAACACTTAATTAAATGCAATATGAATTTTAATGATGATATTGTTGCTCTTGCAAAAGAAGCATTTGATAAAGAATATTATTCTCATGTTAGTAATATTAATGCTGAAGACCTTGAAGATGTCTTTTCTGTAGGCAACATGGGACCAGAATCACAAATCGAAAGATTTGCAAATACTGATATGTATTCTGTAAGTGTTGGTGATATTGTTCAAGACAAAGAAACAAACAAAAAATTTGTTGTTGCAAGTATGGGCTTTAAGGAGGTTGCATAATGTTTAAGTTGAAAAAGTTTTTAATTACAATTTGTATATTCATATGGGGAATGTTCTTTTTGAATATTTCTGTTCTGGCTAGTGATATGAACGAAGCAATTGCTGGTCATGTAATTAAACAAGAAGTACAAGGCAATCCAGTTGACTCGTCCGCCTTATTTGAGTCAGAGATGCAAAGGATTGCTCATAATTATTCTTTAGAAATGATATCTGTTTTACAAAAATATTTACCATCTATGTTAGATAGTATTTCAGCAGAGTTAAGAGCAAAGGCAGATAAGAATTACAAGTGTGCTTTACAATCAGACGAATATAAAAATAAGGAATGTAAATAATGTTTCATGTAGTTTATTCTAGACACTATTGGGACCATGACTCAGATGGCGGATATGATACATTCGCAAATACTTGGACTCTATACAGAAATGTATCATATTCTCAAATAGAGTATATGAAAAGTAAAATTTATGAAATGAGAAAAAATGCTGATAGAGTATATGATGATTATGAAAAAAAAGAAAAACACAAATCGGATCCTGAACAATTTGATAGGTCTGAAGTTTATATTGTAGACGACAGAGACTATTTTAAAACATATAAGCAGGTATATCCTGATGTTTACATTGGACCTGCTGGTCTGATACCAGCAAAAGAAGATTATTACTACAGTTATGGTCAAAAAACTGATTTTATGCTAATAAAAGATTTTGATGACGAATATACATGGTACGCTAAAGACTGGACACAAGAACAGATAGAAGACGAGTACAAGAAAAGAGATAAAGAAACTGCTTGACAAGTATATTATTTTAGTATATAATTATATTATTAACAAGGATATATTATGGGTTTATTTTATGTACATATACCTAAGAGTTTAGGTACGAAGAAGAAGAAATTGCCTAAAGCTTTAGGTATAAAGAAGATGAGTAAATCACCTAAAGCAAAAAGATTATTAGAGGCAAGAGCAAAACACAGAAAATTTCTAATTAGTAAAGGTATTAATCCTGATAAAAAGATTAGTCCTAAGAATTTTTCAGTAGTTCCTAATATACAGAATACACCAATTCGAAAATCTGTTGTTGTTGACCGCACTATAAAATCACTTGACACATCTAAATTACAAGGTTCAGGCGGTACTAAACCACTTAGTAACTGGCGTCTAGAAGAATCTAAAAACTTTACAGTTGCACCTGCTTATAATAAAGGTGCGTATCAAGTTATCAGTCGCAAAGATGTTAAAGACATAGGCAGATGAGCATACAATCTAAAACTTGGGATGTTGTATATTATGACGAAAGTGGTAAGAAAGAAATTATCAATACTTTTGCTACGATGGACGAAGCAATGGCAGTTTACTTCCAGTGTACAGAAGGTGATAAAGAAGCACAGATAAATATGAGTTATGATATTGAAGAAAATTACGTTGTTTAAAATATTAATCATACTATTACTATTAAGTGGTTGTGGTAATAAACAAATACTACCATCACCCATTAGTGAGTTAAATACAATTAGAAACTTTCTAAAATTTATAAACTTAGTAGGTGATGAAGAAGAAATAGAAGAAGAAAAAGATACCTCATCGGCAATAAATACTTCGGGTCTAGTTGAAGCTGAAAGAATGGTAATTGGGGAAGACGGTGCTGTTCATCTTATGGGACCTAAAGATAAAGAAATATATTTTTATAAACGTGATGTTTGGATTGCAGGAGAGTAAATATGGTATGTGAAAGACGAGACCAAGATTGGATTAATCCACCTGAACCAAAAGAAGATATTGAACCTGATATAGATGCTATTGGTGATGAAATGTGGTTAAGAAAAAAAGAACAAGAAGAAGAAAATGAAAAAAACAAATAAAATTTTATTAATACTATTAACACTATCTACAATTGGTTGCAGTACGAACACAGTTAAATCACATATAGGAACTGGTGCTGGTGCAGTAGCAGGATATGCTACTTGTAGAGGATTACTTAATACAAATATGCCACTAACTGCTGCTTGTACTGTGGTCGGTGCCGTATGGGGTTCAGCATTGTTTTACAAAAATGATATGAATACACACACAGCAATATTTGTAGATACACTAAACACAGCACCAGGCAAAAGGTCTCATACACATTGGGGTAACTCTGCTAATGGTAATTGGGGTTCTGTAACAATCAATAGAACTTATGTAAATCACAGTTTCAGATGTAGAGATTATGAGTCAGTTATTAGTATCGAACATTCTTGGCCTATGAACGGTATATCAAGAGAGAGTGAAACAGGAACTGCATGTCAATTACCAGACGGTCGTTGGAAAATAACGGAGAGTACAAACACATGAAAAATTTAATTGCTAAAGTAATAAAGTGGCACGAAGATAGAAATTTAATTGAAGGCTCTACTGATAAAGACCAGGTCTTAAAGTTGCAACAAGAACTTGGTGAGTTGAGTGATAGTGTTTGTAAACAAAAAGATGTGAGAGATGACTTAGGCGACATGATGGTTATTATGTTAAACATAATGAAAAGAAATGATGTTACAATGGAAGAATGTTTAGAGACAGCATACAATGATATCAAAGATAGAAAAGGTAAAATGGTTGATGGTGTTTTTATTAAAGAAAAAGATGATTTTTTTAATGCTAAAAAATATGATTTTACAAACTGGTCAGATTCATAATGCAAGACCCTAGAACACCAATGATGCAATCAATGTTACTACTGATAGTATTTTTATTATTATTTAAGTCCTGTGCATTTGCAGGTGAGAAGTCAGAATGGTTGAATGATAATCCTTGTATGATAAAAGTTATAATTAAAGAGAAATGTTTAGATAGTCAATGTCTAATAACAGAGACAACAAAAGAAGAAGTATTAAAATGTAAAGACGGGTATGATGGTCCTAACTATTGGGAACTATTTGCTCAATTTTATTATGCAGATTTGACAGTTCCTGCTTATTGCAGAGAAGTGGCAAGACCAGACCATCCTTTTAAAACGCCTGGGATGGTTTGTTTAAGTGAAAATGGTGTTTGGGAGAAGAAATAATGTATAAACTATTAGTTACAATAACCTGCGTGGTTGTTTTGACGATACATTGGGGTGAATTTTCTGATAAAATAAATTTATCGAAAATTTTAAAAGTAGTTGATAATGTAACAAACGAGGTGAAGGAGTAAAACACATGATGAAAATTATATTAATAGCTTTAACATCAATGGCTGTAATAGGCTGTAGTAGTAATTATAAAGTTAAACAAGAAGCAAACATGAAAGATAATCGTTTATTAAATGAGGTGCCTCAATGGTATATTGACGCTTCAGTTGATGAGGGTATTATTTTTGATAGAGATGCTGAAAAGTATATCTACTCAGTAGGTCAAGGAACAAGTCCTGATTTACAATTAGCAATTCAAAAGGCAACACTAATTGCAAAAGCAAGTCTTGCTGACCAGTTGAAAGGCGAAATGAATCAAAGAAGTGAACTATATACTACTGAGATTGGTTCAAACAATAACAAAAAGGTTGCTTCGAAAGTTGAAGACACAATTGTTAATGTTGTTGCAAAGACCATGGTTCAAGGTTACGAACAATGGGAAAAGGCAGTATATGAAACACCTTTTAGTCAGTATAGAGTTTATATTGGTTTAAAAATGGGTGTCGGTGACGCAAATAGACTTGCTGATTATATTGCTGAAAATGCAACTCAAGATGTTGATATTGATGTATTAGCAGAAGCGGCAATAGAAGAGGTAGTTATACAATGATTACAGTTTACAGCAAACCAAACTGTCCCTATTGTGAAAAGGCCAAGTACTTACTAGAAAATCTTGGTCTACAATATGAGGAAAAAGTGGTTACTAAAGATTTATCTATTGATGAATTATATAAAGTGTTGGGAAAACAAGTTAGAACTATACCACAAATAGTTATGAATGATGTTCATGTAGGTGGTTATAATGAGTTAAAAGAACACTTTATTAATGAAGGTAAGATAAATTATAAAGGTGAAAAAATATAATACAAATACATAAATAGTAGTATGATAGATTTTCAACAATATATTGCTGAAGGTGTGTACGATCCAAACATCTTTAAAGCATTCTTTTTAGCAGGTGGTCCTGGTTCAGGTAAATCATGGGTATCTGAAAGAACATTATCAGGTATAGGATTAAAAGTAATTAATAGTGATAGTGTTTTTGCTCGTGCTTTAGAAAAAGAAAAGATGTCTTTAAACTTTGCAAACTATGATGAAAAAGAAATTGCAAGGCGTGATGATATAAGAGCAAAAGCAAAAGCAAGAACTGGTGTACAGTTAAAACTTGCATTAGAAG